GTATTGATATTACCTGGAATCATGTTACATTAGTGATGAGGCGGGCAGTAATACGAGTAGCTGACTCAACGTAATAAACAAGAGTCGAGACACTACTCAATGCAGTACTCATGGTAGGCGTACCACCACTAAACTTCCAGTTACTACCATATGCAACTGTATACGCAGTACCAGAACCTTGAGTAATAACAATAGCTCCAGACTGACCTGCAGTCAGGTTGGTTGGGTTAGCAAGGGTAAGACTATGACCAAGCGTAAGGCTAAAGTTGTTAGCTACAGCAAAGTTTGGAGTTACTGTAGCTGCTGATGTAAGCACACTTACAGTACCACGTTGAGCAGCTGTAAATGTCTGTACTACATCAGTCTTAGCGGTATCTACATCATAAGCTTGTACGGTGGTACCGATGTTACTGGCGTTGAGTACAGCATTAGCACCAACTGATAGGGATCCTGGCACATTAACAGCACCAGATGGGTCTACAGTAAGACGTGCAGTACCTCCAGTAACGAGTGCTAGTTCATCAGCACCAGGGTGAGCAATACCAGTATTTACATCACCATCAAACGAGTACACAGGTGATGCAGTGGAGGTACTATCATCAGCCTTAAGTTGACCAGTAAGAGTACCACCAGTCAGTTTAAGATACCTGCTATCTGAATCAGTAGCATAATAACGCACCCACACCCAAGCAGACGTAGCGCTACTGTAGTAGATCTCAACAGTAAGTCCACTATCCCCTACAAACCCTACAGGAAGGCCATTAAGAGGTGTGAAACTCTCTATACCAGTAGAGTTAAGGATACGAATAGCATCACCGTTGGCTGGTGATCCTGGGATGGCTGCTACGTTAGATACTACTGTATAAGCAAGAGCCTCAGCAGCAGCATTAAGAGCAGCAGTAGCGTTAGTATTAGCAGTATTGGCCGTTGATACGGCGCTTGCAGCAGCAGCACTTGCAGCATTAGCTGTTGATACAGCACTAGCTGCTGAGGAACTGGCGGCATTAGCTGTCGATAGAGCAGTGGCAGCTGTTGACTGAGCTGCTGTTGAGTTGCTAAGAGCTGTGTTGGCTGTTGATGTAGCCGTAGCAGCAGCACTAGAAGCACTGGCAGCATTATTACTGGACTCTTGGGTTACGTATAGACCCTGAATAAAGTTATTATTAAGGTCTTGTGCACGAATAGCAGAGCCAGAATAGAAGGTAGCGGCCAAGTCAGTATCATCAGTCTGCCGATAAATGACAATAGCAGCGCCATTAGCTGGAGCATTGCCAGCAGTGAACAGAACCTGACCACCAGTCTTAGTGCTATAGTTAAGACTTTGTAGGTTATAGTGGGTACCAGCTGTTTTCAGCACACCTGCAACAGTGACCTTGATATCAGTCGGTTCTAACCATTTGAAAGTAAAAGAAAATGGGCCTAAATTAGACCCATCACCAGTGAATGTATTTTGTGTAGTTGCCATTTAAGGTTAGCGATACATTTGAGTAAGTCGTTCAATCTCTGCTTTACGACGATCAGCAGCTCTTGCAGCATCATCAACACGACCTTGACGCATCATATTCTTATTGGTCAGTGACTCTTGGATAGAGCGCCACATCGGTTCATTTTCTTGCTGCATACGAAGTTCAGCAGCCTTTTGAGCTTGAGACATGATGTCATTCATCACTGAATAGACTTCACTTTGAGCTGCTTGTATCTCCTCAGATGGACGACCTTGTACACGCATTGCACGGATACGATCCAACTGATCGTTATACTTTTTGTTCTTACTGAGTTTATCGAACTGCTTCCACAGTTGCTGTTCACCGATGTACCGATACAGCACTTCGCGTTCCTGTGGGGTATACTCGTGGTTACCTGTAGAGTCCTTACGAATCATCTGAACACCATCCCAGCCACTATCAATCAACCACTGACGCCAAGGCTCAGTACCTTCACTGATCTTAACTGGGTTAACAGCATTCAATGTGCGAAGAATTGGGTTGTCAATATCGTTGAGTGGCTTACCAGTGTAGATATCAATTTGCTCAGGAAGCTGACTGGAGAAACCAGGTACCCTGTTAGTTACATAACCAATGAGGTCATTATAGATATCCTTCTGAGAACTCGTGATGGCATTAGATACAACACCAAGCGCACCAGACATAGGAATAGCAGCCCTTACTTCGTTAGCAAGGAAACGGGAGATAGCAGTTTCATCACCGTTAGCAACAGCAACAACAGGTTCTAGACCTGCAACCCATGACTTGTTAACAAAGGTAGCAGATAGAGTCCAAGCTAACTTATCAACGAACGACTCAGTGAGAGTAGAGCCGATGTCACGAGAGTAGTAAGCTAGGTCACCAACAAGAGTAAGGATCGTATCAAGAGGTTCATAGCCAGCATAGCTTACCCACTTACCAGCAATGTTGATAGTCTTAGGTTGCCAGTTGAAGTTATCACGCAGCTTCTTACGTTCACCAGCATTAACTGGACCGTTACCACGGATACTACCACCAAGAGCATAGCCAAGCATAGAGGATGCAGTCAGTGCACCAAAGGCAACACGACCACGATACTCAGCCTCTAGACCCTTAAAGATAGCCATACCATTCGGTACTGCATCATAAGCGATGCCGTGTTCCATAAGAGCATCTTTGATCTTGTTGATATCATCACCAGCCCACAGTACCTTAGCGTACCGGTTCATACCAGGCAGGGTTGCGATAGGTGTGTAAGACATAGCCATCTTAACACCGTTAACACCTGTCTTGGGGAACATGAAGAACGGCTTTAGGATAGGAAGTTTATTGATGCCACGAGTCAACCACGTAGCAGTCTCATCATCCAGGTTAAGAGCAATCTCTCCAGCAGCATTCTTAGCAGCAGCATCAGTAAGATTACCGACAGCATCAAACGCTTCATCATAGGCAATCTTCTCAGCCTTAGCTAACTGTTGGGCCAGTTCAGCTCCCTTGTAACCAATACTGGAAACTTCATCCCATGCACGAGCACGAGCCATTTGCGAGGCTACAGTGGTCTGCACAAAGGAGTCAGCACTAATCATTGCGTTAGTGCCGTACTTAAACCAACGCCAGTTACCAAGGTCATACATAAACCGAGCAAAGCGGTACTGTGCAAGACGACCCCAGTTACCATCCTTTTCCCACACCTGCTCCATGTCAGCAAGGGTGTCCCAAAGGTTTGGCTGATAGTCAGTCACAAGGTCTTCACGTGCTAGTTCACGAAAGTCCATCTGACCGTCATTACCCCACTTACCGTTATTCCAGGTACGCTTAAACGTATCCCATGAATCAGCAATGGCTCGTTTATTGGTCTGCCAGAAAGAACCATAGACATGGGTAGCTTTACGGAGATCATCTACAGTATTGCGACCCATAAGCATCCCAATACCAGTACCGAGGAATGCATTATTAGCACGAAGAGTAAGTGAAACAGTGTTACCAGTAATAGCTTTGAGAGCCGAGATACCAGACAGCATGTTGTTGTAACGAACTGCCCACACACCTTGAGCAAAGGCATTAAGACCTTCATCACCACTCTTAAGAAGACCCACGGGGCTAAGTTGCTTAGCGCTCCACTTCATCAGCTTATCAAGTGTATCCACATCACCCTTAGACAACGCAAAGGCATCGATAAGAGGTTGTGCAGCATCAGGACGTTCCGTAGCAATAGTACGGATCATATCTCGATAGCCTTGTGCTTGGAGGTTCTTCTCTTGTACCTTGAGATCGAACTGTTCAGTAATCTGCCTAATAGCAGACTCCTTGTCAGGTGACTCCTTGAGGAACTTCTGCCAACGATCTTGATTCTTAAGCGCCCAACCTGCGATGTACTTATTGAGAGCATACTCTTCCATAAGGAAAGCAAGCCGATCACCAATCATCTCAGTAGTGCGGCTAAGATCAGCAGTTTCAGGGAATGCCTTGTAACCCTCAGCAATATCAGCCACCTCACGTCCTACTGTATCCATGACACGAGCTGATGTTTCAGTAACAACTTGACCGATGTACTTATCAGTCAGCTCACGCATAGCATAGCCGATGGCTTCTGCCTGGACATCATTAACGTACTTGATAGAGCGACCATCAAGTAGGTTCTTGACGTCACGGTTGTTAAGGAAGAGGTTCTTGAGATCAGATACCTTATCAGTACCGATGATGTCATTGTAGATCTTCCAAGCGGCATCACTCATTTGAGCTTTGGTGTACCTAAAGCCCTCAACGATTGCATCAAAGTCACCAGTAGCACGAGTTCCTTCTGCTAGATCTTCAATGATATTACGGGAAACAGCGTTACCTTTACTAAGGTCGTAATAGGCACGCTCAGAAAGGATAGGAGCAGGTGTACCTCTAGACGTACCAAGTTTAATAGCGGTAGTGTCTGCCATGTTACGGGCAATGTTACCAGGAGGAATACTAAGAGCAGCAGTAGAACCCTCCGGGAACATGCTAGGAGTGACCATTGGATCAACACCACCAGCCCCTTCAGGATCGTCCATAAGGCGCCCCTTACCTACTTCATCTACCTGTGTATCCCTACTGATCTGTTGACGCTCTACAAACGATTCTAGAGGGCTCTCAGTGAGACTTGTATACCCCTTTTCGTTGTACTCTTTAGTTAGAACCGAAGCTTCAGTGTCAAGGGTTTTGAGTTGATCCTGCAGTTCACCGATAATATCTAATTGTGCTCTAAGTGTCTCTTGATCAAGGGCTGGTGTAGCAGCTACCTGATCCAACTGTTGCTGCAGCTCCATACGTTGTGTATCGATCTCAGACAACCGAGTAGCAGTAGGAGCATCAGCATTGACCAGCACTTCAGAGGACATGAACTCCTTAGCCGTGGTATCTTTAGGTTTGAACCAGTCCATCACTCCACGGCCAGCAGCAGCAGAGTAACCGATGATATCACCAACGATGCTAATACCAGCAGATTCGTAGATATTCTTCTGGCGACGTATCTCAGGAGAGTCAGTATCCTTAACAACTAGAGCATCAGGAACAGGCAACCAAGGTGCCGCCTCTTTCACAATCGTCGATACTGTATCGCTCTCAGATTGGTCACTGATAGCATTGATAGCAACATCACCAGCAACGTTAATACCAAGAGCAGAGAGACCACGAGCAACAGGGCTACCAGCCATGCCAGCAGTGCCTACACGTGATGCAGCACCAACACCAATACTAGGGACAAGGATAGAAGATACTTCCCTTACCTTTTGGAAAGCAGGGTTCTTGAACTTTGTCTTGGCATCCCAAGCATCATCAATCCATTCAGCACCTGGGATACGACCGATAGCATCCATACCGAAGTCAATGATGCCCATACCAGCTGCTCCAAGACCCTCAAGGGTACGTTGAGCATAGGTACCAAGGTCTTCAGCTAAGGTAGCGTTAGGATCACCACTGCCATAAATGAAACCAGATCCACGATTAAGTGGTTGTTGTGGTTGCTGCTGACCACCACCGGTAAGCTGTTGAACGGCTTGCTGTTGAGGAGACTTAACAGGTTGTACATTACCAGCTGCCTTGTTCTCAGCTGGTGTAGCCTCCTTGTACATAGTCTCAGGGGCTGTTTTAGGGCTATAAGCTGGAGCTGCCTGTTGCAAAGCTTGCTCTTCAGCAAGGGCTTCAGCTTCTAGACGCTTCAGTTCTTCTTCATCTACATAAGGGGTTTGTGTCATAGGGTTCTACCATGTAAGAAACTGAAACGCCGTCCATCCGGCAGTTGAATAACCAATTTATCTCCGTGTTGTGTGCGAGATTTAGATACAATACGTGCTCCATTCTGCAGGAACACTTTAGAGCCTTTAGCTGTACCATAGTCAATACCATGTGAACCACGGGCTACATGACCAGCAAAGGTATCAGTAACAGGAATACGACTCAAAGGAACACGTCCAAATTGAGGATCATCAACAACGACAAAGCTATCAAGAGCTTTAGCTGAAAACTCCCTAGCAAACTCATTCTGTGGTGTATTAGGGTTGTCTTGTTGTTTAACGTCTAGGTGGGGACCAGTAGAAGTAGGTCCAATGTTGTCTGTAATGTAAGCAAGGGTGGGTCGCATAAATGCTTGGTTACGTGCAGGAGGTGCTGGTTTATATGGTTGATCAACATTAACACCCATCTGCTGCATCACACGAATGATCTTACTAGGATAGGCAGCTTCACCGCCAGCATAGCCACCAGCTGCAATAGCTTCAATAGCTTGACGTGGTGTCTTAGCTTTAGCTAGACCAGGAGCATACCTAGGATCAGCCATTAAGTTCATGAAGTCCTTAGCGGACTCAAGAGGTGAAGCGTAGTCCCTCCAATAGGGACCATTCTTCATTGTACCTTGACC